TATATTAATTACTGGTGCCAATGGTTATTTATCCAGATTTATTTTAAAACACATAGATAGAGAAAAATTCAATAATATTATTTGTTTGATACATAGTGAAAAAATATTCAAAGAAAATTTTTTTCTATATGATAACTGTAAAATATACAAAGGTGATATATCTAATGAAAATTTTATTAGAGAAGTTTTTGAAGACAATACAATAGATTATGTTATCCATACAGCAGCATTAAAATACATTGACAATTGTGAATTATTTCAAAAGGATTGTATAACAACTAATATGTTAGGTACATTGCATTTATGTAAATATAGTAAGAAATATAAAGTTACAAATCTGTTAACAATAAGTACTGATAAAGCTAATAATCCTAGTTCATTATATGGTATATCGAAATTAGGTAGTGAACATATTACATTAAGTCATGGATTTTCAGTGTATCAAGGAGTTAATTTTTGGAATTCAGATGGAAGTTTCATGCAAAAATGGAAAACAGCGATTAAGAATAATAAAGAGATTATTTTATATGATAAAAATTATGTTAGACATTTTATAATGCCAAATGATATAGCAAAGGAAATATTGGATTTAGTTTTAACCAATAATAACAAAATAAATTATCCTGAATATTGCTATGAAATTAAATTATTGGATATTTTTGAAATTTTAAAAGAAATGAGTCCTACTAGCAAATTTATTATTCAATCGGGTACAAATTCATTTGAAAAATATATAGAGGATATAAATGAAGATATAACAATTTTAAAATTAACAAAAATAGAACTAAAAAGGAAATTGCAAAATATAATATATCATTAATGAGTGAAGGTTGGCCTTTTATGACAGATAAAATGTGTACTGATGTTAATAATGTTTTAAAATCAGGAAAATTAAATCAATGGAACAATGACGTTGTTAATAAATTTGAGAAACAATTTGCTAAGTATTTGAACTGTAATTATGCTGTTGCTGTTTTTAATGGGACAGTTGCGTTGGAATTATGTATTAAAACATTAGGATTAAATAAGGCCGATGAAGTTATTGTCACGCCCAGAACGTTTTTAGCTTCTGCTTCTTGTTGTGCGTGGTATGGAATAAAACCGGTTTTTGTTGATGTTGATATGAATAGTCAAAATATTACATTAGAAAATATAAAACAAGCTGTTACAGAAAAAACTAAAGCGGTAATTTTAGTTCATCTTGCCGGATGGCCCTGCGATGTAGCAGAAATTGTAAGCTATTGTAGGAAGAAAGGTATATATATTATAGAAGATTGTGCACAAGCGCACGGAGCAAAATACAATAATAAAAAAGTAGGTACATGGGGTGATATTAATGCCTGGTCTTTTTGTCAAGATAAAATTATCACTACTGGCGGCGAGGGTGGTATGATTACTACTAACTGTCCTCATCTATTTAAAAAAGCTTGGTCTTTAAAAGATCATGGAAAAGACTTTGATGTTGTATTTAATAAAGAACATCCACTGGGGTTCAGATGGTTACATACGCGTATTGGAACTAATTGGAGAATGATGCCAATCCAAGCGGTTATAGGGATAGAAGCATTAAATTTATTGGATGAATGGGTAAAGCATAGAAGAATGATTGCTAATATTTATAATGAAAATTTAAAAGATATTAGTGGTGTTAGAATTACCTTGCCACCGAAAAACATATATCATTCATATTATAAATACTATTTTTTTGTAGAACCAGAAAATTTTACTATTTCAAGAAATGAAATTATTAAAAAAATTAATGATGAAAATATATTTTGTCAGGTAGGTTCTTGTAGTGAAATTTATAAAGAAATAGCATTATTGGATTATAAACCAGAATATGAATTTAAAAATGCACAGAAATTATTTGAAACAGCGTTAATGCTAAAATGTGATCCAACAATAACTAATGAACTCGCAGTTAAAAATATTAATAAAATTAAAAACATAATAAATAACTATAACAAATAATAGATAAAATGATAATTAATTACTTAGGTATAATTCCTGCCAGGTCTGGATCAAAAGGGATTATAAATAAAAACATTTTAAAAATAAACGGAAAAGAATGTTTTAGATATACATTAGAGCCCGTCATAAAGTCCAATGTAGATAAAATTTTTTTTTCAACAGATTCTACAGAATACTTAACACTATATAGAAAATATTGCTCGCATGAAAAAGATGTTACATTTAATTATTTAAGAGATGGTAGTATTTCATCGGATAAATCAACATGTAACGAATATGTAAATAGTTGCATTGAGTTTTTAACACAAAAAGGATATACTATTAAAAATTTCATTATTTTACAACCATCATCATTATTTCGCACATCAGAACAAATTAATAATGTTATTGATTTGCATAAACAAAATAACTATACAAACATAAAGTCAGTTTCTCCTATTATACAGACTCCTTATTATATGATTTATGAAGATAATACACAAGTAATAAAAAATCATTTTAAAAATAGACAATCACACAAAACTATCTATATTTATAATGGTGCTTACTACGTTTATAATTTGCATAAGTATAATTCTAATGAAGAAGTATTTATAAAATATATCATGGAAAAAGAAGAAGGATATGATTTAGATGACCAAACAGATTTAAAAATAATTTCTTTATTGCTTAAATAAAATAGATTTTACATAAGAATTCATTTTAACATCTTGAATTAATTGTTTTCCTAATATTTCTCCAAATTTACTGACACATATGCCGTTATATGGTCTTAAAGCTATTAGATCTTTCTCGCAAATAATATCGCCTTTTTTTAAGTCTTTTGAAAAAAATAAAGAACGCCTAACTACTTTTTTATTTTTCTCTTCATTTTCAGTGCATTTTTTATCACCATTGCCTAACATTATTTCACATTCTCTTATTTTTTCAACAAAATTATTTAGTTCTTCTGGATTTAAAGATGATCGATGATCTGGTCCTTCCATATTTTTATTAATTGTAAAATGTTTTTCAATATATGTTGCACCCGCGCAGACGGAATATAATGATGCTACTTCATTTTTGGTATGATCTGAAAATCCAATAGGAATATTCAATTCATTTTTCATAGTTTTTATACAATTTAAATTTAAATCTTCTTTATTTGTAGGATAACAAGAAACACAGTGTAAAACAACTAATTCATTTGAACTATGTTTTTTTATAAAATTAACACTTTTTTTAACTTCATCCATAGAACTCATGCCTGTTGATAAAATGATTTTCTTATTTTTTTCTGCTATTTTTTTTAATAGTAAAAAATTTGTTAAATCACCCGAACCCACTTTAAATGTGGTAACACCCAAAGAATCTAAAAAATCTACACTATCTAAATCAAACGGTGTCGATATAAATTCAATTCCTACTTCTTTACATTTTTTCGATATTAATCTAAAATTGTCATAAGATAATTCTAATTTTTTTAACATTTCAAGTTGTGTTTCATTTTTTCCAGTCGTTTCCTTTTGATACTCAGCTTTTTCTGCTTTTCCTGATACTAATTTATTACTATTAAAAGTTTGAAATTTGATAGCATCGGCTTTTGATTTTACAGCTATATCTATTAATTGATATGCTAATTCTAATGAACCATTGTGATTTACACCTGCTTCAGCTATTATATATACCATCTTATAAAAATTACCAACTACTATTTAAATCTTATTATCTAGGATTAATATATTCCTTTTATTTTCATATTATCATCTGTAGAATGAAGAATTAGACTACCTGCATTTAAAAAATTATTAGTACCAATATTTATAAATCCTCTCTTATTTTTATTTATTATTTTTGTTCCAACCCCTATAAAGGTTTCGTCTTTAATAGTCACATGTCCACAAATTGTTACTGAAGGTGCAATATGACAATTTACTCCTATAGAAACATCATGTTCTATTACAGAATTAGTATTAATTATACAATGATCTTTTATATATGCTTTTGAATTTATTATGGTTCCAGCATTAATAAATATACCTTTTCCTAATTTTACTGTATCTGATATTATTGAAGAAGGATGAATAACATTGATCCAATTAATATTACTTAATTTATCTATTATTGACCTTCTTGTTTTTAGATTTCCTATCCCACAGATATAATATACTTCATGATTACTATTAATATCATTTATTTTACCTAATCTTTTTATACTCCTATACTCTTCACAATTAATATTATCATCATAAAATCCTATAAGTTTCATATGGTTTTTTTTTGATAATTCACACAAAGCATCAATTATAACTCTTGAATGCCCTCCTCCTCCAATTATAGCAATTCTTTTCATATTATTATTAATAAAGTCATTCTTTATTATATTTACAATTTCTTTCGATGAATCTTTTATTATATATGGATAATTTTCCATAAAATTTATTTCTACATTATTCTCTAGGACATTTTCGATTTCATTAATAATTTGATCTCGACAATAATTTAGATGTTTTACGCTTTTACCACACGCTCTACCACCTTGTCTTTTTCCTATATTTAATGTAAATTTTTTAAATAAAGGCACTTCATAAATCCCACTTGATGAATTTCCTACAAAAAGATCACTATAGTAAATGAGATTAAAATAATCATTTCTTTCTACGGATGTAAATGAATAAACATTATCATTGCCATCTTTAAATTTACATATAGCTTTTGAAATGTAACTATTATAGTTATCAGCATTTGTCTCTATAAAAATAATATTTGTTCTTTTAAAATTGGTAATTTTGTTAAAAGCCGAAATTAAAAGTTCAATGTTGTTTTTATTTTGATCTTGTGATAATAAAGTTTCTGAGTGATAGACTACCAATATATTTTTATCTCTTTTAACTAAGTTCATCTTATTTAAAAATGAACTTTCAGTATCAGAATCAAAATTCAAAATATCATATAGACCGGGATTTCCTACTAAAAATATTTTGTCGTTTTGGATATTCATATTTATAAGATTAGTTTTCGATGATTCACAAGTAACAAAATGATATTTTGCCATTTTTGATATCGAATTTCTAATTGCATCATCATACGCACCTTCTGTAACATCACCCCCGCATAAGTGAGCTATGGGAATGTTATATATCAATGCTACTTGTGCAGCTACTAATATTTCATATCTGTCACCCAAAATAATAAGCATATCTATATTATATTTTGTAAATACCTCTGCCATTGTTTTCATCTCATTAGACATGCTAATAAGAATTTCTTTTGGAGAGTCACCACATAAGTCCATGTATATTTTTTCATTAATTATAAAATGATCCAATTCTATCTCTTTTACAGTATTTCCATATTTTCCTTCCAAATGTGTTCCTGTTACAAACAATAGCAAATTTAAAATAGCGTCATTTTTAATCTCCTTCATTAACTCTTTCAAAAGACCATATTCCGCCCTTGAACCTGTTATTATACATATATTTTTCATATGTATAACTTCTTGTCTAATATTTAAACAGAATTTCTAATATTTTATTATAAATGAATATTATTTGTTTAGGAAGTAAAGGTTATAATCAGATAAATATCTCTCCAATTATTGATACATTTCATCCTATAAGACACAACTTCCAATTACCAAATAACAATAATGGTACAAAGTATGGACAATATATTTTTTGTAATCATGTGTGGGTATATAAAGATAAGACTATTCAGGATATTATTAACAAATATGGCGAACAAAGTTTTTCACTAATTAAAAATACACATTTAAAAAAATGGAAAAATGCACTGGTAAATAGTAAAATAAAAGATATATCCCCACAAACTAATAATTGGAATATTATGAATCAGTATCTAGTGTCTATTCACTCTCCAGTATTATTCAACGCTTTACCAAGAATTGGACATCTGTCCATGATGCATGTTTTGATGCAGAATCGAAAACCATTCTTATTTGGTTATTCATTAAATAATATTAATGATAGTCATCAATATACTAATAAGATATTTACCAAGAAAGATATAAAAAATATCATCAATATTACTTGTCATGATTATAAACAAGAAATGAAAATATTAATTTGGTTGCACAAAAACAATTATATTGATGCTACGTTATGTAGCTTGGTTGATACCACAGACTTAACATTCGATTGTAACATTATTCAACCAACGCCATATATATTAGAACTTTCTCTCAAATATTTTGATAGTGTGCATTTAGTTAATTTAGATGATAAATATATTAAAAATTATGAAAATATATTTAAAGTTGAAAAGAAAAATGATAAAGTGGTTATAAAATCTATTTAATTTTTTGAACTATAAAAGACATATTATATGTTTTATTTATATCTGCTCCTAGAAAAGGTATTTTCCGATCAATTATATACTGCGATGTTTTGTAATTATTACATCGTATTTTATCTTCCAAACAACCAATTACATTTAATTGATCCTTATATTTTTCAACAATATCATTTATTGATTTATGACTATCTCGTGTATAAGGTAAATAATCATCAAAAACTATAAATCCATTTTTACTAACCATAGGAAAATAATTAATAAAATCAGCAGCTACACCTTCATATGTATGGTCTCCATCAATATATAATATATCTATTTTATCAAGAACATTTTTTACTTTATCAATAATTTTTTTGTCATTTGAATAGCCTTTTATAATTGTTACATTCGAATTTTTATTAAATTTTTCGGAATTTGCCTTAAGAATATCTATGGGACGAGAGAGGTTTTGTTCTTTATATTTCTGTTTTTCTCTAACCTCTTTGTCTATATTTGGTATTTCCATATCTTCACAAGGAAATATATCCGCTTCAACAGAAACGAAATTATGATTTTCATAATTTCCTGAATTTAATATGGTGCAAAAAGAATATCCAAAAAAAGAACCTATTTCTAAATAATTTTTTAATTGTGGATTCATCATTTTTAAACACGTTACTAAATGGTGATTATAATGAGACCAAGTTTTGGCTGATTTTTTATCGTTTCCTATCATATTTTTATGCGTATCAAGAGATATCATTAAACTTTTCTTATAATGAATACTATTATAAATATCCTTTTTGCTATACATTTGTAATTTATATGTTTATATATTTAAATATTATTAATAATAATATCTATGTTTTCATCAAAATCACACTCTATTTGCCATCCTAATTTTATTAATTTACTATAATCTATGAAGTATCTTGTATCATTATATAGTCGATCTTCAATATATATTATATAATCATCATAGTTTTCTGTTTTTTTTATTTTTCTTATTAATAACTTTGCTAATTCGTTAATACTTAATTCATATTCAGAACCTATATTATAAATCTCATTAATATTTCCATGATCTATAATTTTAACTAATGCACGACATACATCGTTTGTATGAATAAATGTGCGTTTATTATTACCTGTTCCTTCAATTGTTATTTTTTCATTATTTTTTAATTGTGAAATAAATTTTGGTATTACTTTCTCTTCATATTGATTTAAACCATAAACATTATTACAACGTGTAGTTATAATTGGAATATCATAAGAATAAGCATATGATTTTGCTAACATTTCAACACTGGCTTTTGTTGCTGCATAAGGATTTGTAGGGTTTAATAAATCTAGTTCGGTTTTTTTATTGCTCCCATTTAAAGAACTTTCTCCGTATACTTCATCTGTGGATATATTAATAAACAATTTCAGTTTTTTATAAAGTTTGGCTGCCTCAAACAAAGAATATGAACTCAGTATATTATCTTTAATAAAACTTATGGTATTTGTGAATGAAGTAGTCACGTGTGTTTGAGCCGCAAAATGAACTATTAAATCTATATCATGTTTTTTCAATATTTCCAGTATTTCGTGTTGATTTGATAAACAGACATTATAAAAAACATATCTTTTACTTTTACGTATATTTTCGTTTACATTTCTAACATTACCACAATAATTTAATTTGTCTATATTAATTAAATTAATTTCATATTTGTTAAATATAAAATTTATAAAATTAGATCCTATAAAACCACAACCACCGGTTATTAGTACATTTTTATAATTTTCCATATAATAATATTCAAGCTGAAATATTTAAATCAATACTGTATATCATTAATTTTTAGCTTATATTTCATCATATAAAGGTTGTTTTCTACTTTTTTATTGAAAATTTTAATATTGACATCTTGTTCCCAACCATATTTGTTATAATATAAAATATTGTGTTTTTCACATAGCAAAAAACCATTGGCTTTTATTTTGTTATTTATGAAATTAATTAAATAACCACCATAACCCATTTCCCTATATTTTTCATTTATTATTATACTGTCAACGATATTACAATTTCTTTTCAGTATTAAACCATATCCTATTAATTGTGAGTCTATATATATTAAAATATGCAAATCATGGGGTTTAACATTTTTTTTTATCCAACTTATTTGGGAATCATAATTATATAACCAGAATTGAGACTTTAATTCTATTATATCTTTCATTTGTTGGTTATTTATTTCCTTATGATATACAGATTCGATATTAAACATAAAATAGTTATTAATTAGATTACATATTATTTTAGCATCCTCTATTTTAAGACCATTATATAATGGTAAACGTAATAAGTTATCACCGAATCTTTTTGAATTTGGCAATATAATATCGTCAAAATTATTTGTGTAATAACTGCTCTTATGTAATGGTACATAATGTGTGTTGGAAGTTATTCTATTTTTTTTAAGAAATTTTTTTATTTTTATTAAATCAAATCTATTTTCAAATACCATATAAAATATATGATAATTGCCACGATTGTTAGATAATTTGCAAATTTTTTTATTTTCTATATTCTGTAGATTCTTTTTATAATAATCCCATAATTGTTTTCTTTCATTTATAATTGCATCTATATCTAGTAATTGCGAATGTAAATAAGCCGCATTAATGTTAGATAAAGGATAAGAGGAACCTTTGGCTATCCATTCATATTTATTTATGATTCCATTGATAAATTCATATCTATTTGTACCTTTTTCATATATTACGCGTGCTTTACCTATCAAACTTGTATCATTGACGACCAATAATCCGCCTTCTCCACAATTAACATTTTTTGTAGAATGAAATGAAAATGCCGATAATAATCCAAATGTTCCCAAAGCTTTTTCCTTGTAATATGAATTAATAGCTTGGGCAGCATCCTCTAATAAAATAATATTATGTTTTTTACAAATGAAAGATATTTTATCCATGTCGCAAGCTGAACCAGCATAATGAACTATTACCAATGCTTTTGTCTTTTTTGTTATTGCTTTTTCTATTTTATTTGGATCTATGTTTGGATTATCCTTACAAGAATCAATACATTTAATACTAGCACCAAATTTAACAAATGCGTTTGCTGTACTAACAAATGTATATGACGGAATTAATACTTCATCGCCAATACCAATATCTAATATCATTGCCATCATTTCTAATGCGTGTGTACAAGATGTAGTTAATATACAATGGGGAAATTTATATTTATTCGTGAGAAACGTTTCACATTTGTCAATATAAGAGATGTTATTTATAGAAGCGTTTTCTATATCTTCCAAACATTGTTTATTATAATAAGGTTTTGAAAATGGTAGCATATAAATAATATTCATATAAACATTTATATTTATTTCATGAATATAGATATAAATAATCCTTAGTATAATAATGAGTAATTTAAATGATAATATTATTAGAGCAATGAATATAATTCTTAATCGTGCTGGTTCGCGAAATAGAGCTATGACACATCCTTTACACGCTTCTTTTATTTTACACAAAACAAAAACATTGATAAATATGTCGAATGTGGTGTTGCAAAAGGAGGAGTATGTGCACTGGTTGCTTTAAATAATCCAAATGCAAAAATTTATGCATTAGATGCTTGGAGCGGTATGCCGAAAATATCCATCAATGATGATCAACATTTAAAATCATGGGAAGGTGTTACAGCACCATATGGTAATGAAAAAAGTGTTATACAATCATTTAATATGATAAACGCTCCTATGAAAAATTTAAATATTATTAAAGGTTGGGTTGAAGATACCATTCCAAAAAATATTGAAAGATTAAAAGATATTGATTTTTTAAGAATAGATGTTGATTGGCATGACCCAGTATTATTTGTTCTTGAAAATTTATATTTCAATGTTAAAAAAGGAGGAATAGTTCTTATAGACGATGGTTGTTATAAAGGATGTAGAACAGCTGTAGAAAGTTTTAGAAAAAAACACAATATAACAAATACTATATATAAAGGAGAAAAATATGGTTGTGCCGAAGGGGAAGAATTTTGGTGGGTTGTATAAGTTTAATAAGATAAAATTAAATTAAACAAAGAATTTAATTTTATCTATAATGACATTTATTATAAAAAATCCATCAAGCAAAACTGGCAAAGGAATTCTAATATTTACTCACAATGAAATAAAAACTTTTTTACAACATTTTCAATATTTAAAACCATATTTTTATTTTATTCAACATGTTCAATTCAATATTTCTGTACCTAGACACCCCGCAATAGATTTATATATGATGCCAAAATATAATTATTCGAATCCTAATACAGATATTCCTATGGCTACACATGTACTTATTGATAAAGCGTTTTATTTTAAAAAAGAGGATAAAATAAATAAATTATATCTCTTATTCGAAAAGTATAATATTGATAAAGATTTTATATCGAAAGAACCTGACGATAAACCCATTGATATTTTTTATAATTCACAAATAACTAGTTATAAATTTCCTTTTGAAACCTTAAATAAATTAATACCATTTGCAGAAAAAGGAAAAAAAATTGTATTTCTTGTTTATTATCATCATCATCAAAAACAACTAGTAAATAATTTTTATAACAAATATAACTCCTTAAACAGTAATATTAAAAAAAATATTTTAATTATAAACGCCGATAATATTAAAACAAATCAATTAACATTTGGACTAGATTTTGAAGAAATTGCTATACTTGAAAACAATTCAAAAATTTTTATACATGGTGCGGAAAACGAAGGTGGTTGTAGAGCCATACATGAAGCTATATGTTGTGGTTGTTATTTATTTGTGAAAGATAATTTAAAAGGTGGAGGATTAGATAATCTACCACAAAATGGATACACATTATATAATTATAACAACTTTGATACCCAACTAAATAATGCTTTTCTACTACAAAAAAAATATAAGTGTGAGGAAAAAAATATCCAAAATATATCCAGCATTTATACTTTTAAAAAGTTAATGAAACATTTTTACGAAAAATTAAATTACAAATGTTCTTTTGAAGATTTTATAAAAGAAAGTAAAAATGAAGTGTTACAATTAAATATAGCAGGGCATAATAAAAATGTTTTATGGGTTAAAGAAAATAGTGTCGATGCTCAAATAGTGTATAATGATCAAATACGTAAATTTAAACTTTATATAGATAGCGCTATCAAATTGATTAAGTAAAATAATACTGTGTTAAAGCAACACGCTCACCTTTTTCTATTACTTTACCACGATGTATATTCGTTGCATCAAAAAATACTACTGTACCAGCTTCACCTATGATATCATATAATTTACAATCATTGGTATTATCTCTCAATAAATCATCTATAGTTTCATCCGCATATCTCGTGTCATTATAACTCCAATGAGGAGGTATACCAATATCTTTAATTGTTGAATTTACTATAAACTGAAAATTACCATTTCCTAACTCTACATCAGACATATAAACCAATGTTTTAAATTGACAATGATGATTATCTCTGTGCCATCCACCGCCACTGCTGGTTATATTCTCTGCATCATATACTAATTTATTTAATAATAATTTTTTATTAAAATGCCTTGGATCTTTATAAAATGACGCAATTTTATTAAATAAATCATTATTAGAAATCAACCTTTCTAGTAAAGCAGAGTACCTTTCAACATGAAATAATCTGAAATCACCTGAGCAATTTTCAACATTTTTTGTTTTGATAAACTTTTCATCAAATTTTTTTATTTCTTCTTTCATACTTACTACTTCTTCCTTTGAATAATAATTTTTTAAAACTACTATTCCATTTTGTTTTAATACATTTCTAATTGTTATTAAATCAACATTACTTGTGTCATGCTTTAAATTAAATATAGGTATATTTTTACTCTCCAAACAATTTAACATTTGGTTTGACATTATATATATTTTAACTATGATTTATATTTATATTAATAATTATAGATCAAACATTAAAGCCTAATTTTCTATTATAATAGGGAAATCTTTCTTTGGTTAAATAATATAATAAAGCAGGTTTGTAATTTGAACCATTAAACTTATTTTTAAGTTCTGGTTTTAACCATAAAAATTCTTGAACTACCTTTTTATCACAAAATGGATAACGTGTTTCATATCCAAAACAACCTCCTATATACTCATCACCTCGTAAATAATTATCCATCGTTCCCCCGTAGAAATTTACCCAAGGAAAAACTTCTTCCAGATTACTAGGAAAAACATCTACATTTCCCCAACCACAACTGTAATAAGAATTATGAGCCATCACTTCATCCGCACCTATTCCGGAAAAAAGAACCCTAATATTTGGCTCATTTTGTTTTGTTGTGGTAATTATTTTACTTTTTCCCAACATAGAACCCATTTTAAATGCATTATCATAATGGTTCAATCTTATATGGTATCTCCAATCCCATATACAAGGTTCGCAATTATTATCCAAATAACTAAAATAATAAGTTTTTTCTTCATTTGATAGATTAATAAATTTATGATTGTCTTTTAATATCACTTTCCTACTTTTTAGTGTTTGCATGTTTTCATTCTTAGGAATACTCACAAATAAACTTGATTTATTAAACTTATTCAAACAACACGCTATAGCACCACTATCTAAACCACTACTTAATGTCACTAATGGTTTATTATATTCTGGGTATCGTTTGATAACTGCTTTTTCAAATGCAGTTATATAATCATCATAATTCTTCTTTTTTTGCTCTAAATCGAATTCATGAAACACTAATTTATTCTTTAACTCACGTGTAAATAAATTAAAAACTAAAATTTCGTTTGGATTAATACTCGTATATGTATTCTTTTTGATAATTTGACACGCACTCTCATAACTTGATATTACAATATTTTCATTTAAGTTATAGAATAACGGTTTTGTGTGAAAAATATCACTAGAAATTATAATCTCATTTCTATTAAAATCAAATAACACTATTACAAATTCACCATCTAAATCCCTTAAACCTTTTACACCTTTTTCTTTATAAATATGTAAAATGCTATCAACGTCTGATTTTGCTTCTGCGAAAATTTCTTTATAGTTATAAATCTCTCCATTAAATATACACGCTATATTATTGTCTATAATAGGTTGTATTCTTTTTTCACCTGTCAAATGTAATAAAAAATGGACAAAATTAATATCATTGTATCGTACTTCATTGGTATTATCTGGACCACGTTTTTCTATAAACTTATATGCCGTTCTAGGTATTGATAAATCGGATACTATAATACCACACATTATATTAATATTAATAGAATGTGTTTAATTTACTTTGTAGCAACTAATTTAACTTGACAATTTTTATTTTTAATAGCGTGTTCACGACATCTTTGATGAAAATTTGGTTTATTCCAATTTTGTTTAAAATCCGGACACCACTGATGTTGAAATGGTTTACATTCAATAACTTTAAACCCAGCCAACGTAGCTAAATTTCCGAATGACATTGGACACCACGTGTGTAAATGTTGGTTTATATCACCTGCTTTGTAATAAAACTGACCTTCAGAAGGTTGTTCACAAGGTATCACTATCACTATCTTTCCACCTATCTTTAATTTATCGTATAAATCTTTTAAAGTATTCAAAGGTAAAGGGACGTGCTCCATTGCATGATTTGAAATTATCGTATCAATAGAATTATCTTCTATGTCCTCAAATTTGTCATATACCTCTATTCCACGTTTTTTACATTCATCCCACGCAGTTTTATTGATTTCAAAGCCTATTTTTTGTTTATTATTAAAATTATTCAATAAATAACCTCCGCCGCAACCGAAATCCATTAAAATATCAGTATCTTTGACGTGTGACTCAAATTTAAATTTATTTAAATATCCCCCTATAACTCCTATCTGTTTTTGCCAATCAAAATATTTTTTATCATAATGTGTCATATGTATTATCTTGTATTAATTTATTTAAGTTAGAATATTAGAAACCATATTCTCCCAACAATTATCTGAATGCACATTTCTCTGATACCAAGAAAAACAAGCCTTCGACATCTTTTCCCATTGTTCCTCTGAAATATTTGCAACTTTTTCTTTTAAATCTTCGGGTGATTTCACACTCAAATAATGTACGTTTTCTACAGGAGGATCCATATAATCCTTAATTGATACTTCTGGTGTTACAATTGGCACTGTACCAAATGCCATTAATTCCACTTCTCTATGACATTTACTTCCGAATCCTCGCAAACATAAACCGTATTTGCTCCCTCGTAATTTCATCAAATATTCTTCTTGCGTGAATTTATGTTTATGTCCTGATGTACAATGATATTCATCTAACACAGATTTCCAATCATGATTAGTTTGTCGATATTTTTGTTGTACATTATTTTCATAATTCCCTATAAAAACAGTTGTGGATTTCCGTTCATCGTAACCAAGAATTTTATTCTCTTTTAATACTTTCTCCAGTATCATTGGTCTTCTGGGCCAAAATATCCAAGGTTTAACAGTTAACCCCTTTTGTTTTAAAATTGTACCTTCTTCTTTCATACTACCATTTCCTAGCATGACTAAACTTGGGTTATTCAATGCGTCAGACCAATACAAAGTAGGTCTATCATATAACAAAACATTAGGTTTTATCCAAACATGACCACTATTTTTACTTAATTCAACATCAACATCTTTATTTTTCAATAACATAATCAATTCTCTAAAACTATCGTTATCATGAACCCATTTACCGCCCATAGGTTGCCTAGGAAGTTGTATTATCCATTTTTTATCAACCATTCTTGAAATTATCATTAATGATTTATAATCTTTAATTTGCGTTAATAAATTAACCATAAGTTGATTAAATTTACCAACAGTTCCCGTTTTATCGTGAAAATGCGTATGAACTATCTTCAATGGCTTATTTTTATAATGCAACTTATTATTTTTAACTGATATATTTGATATTATTGCCTGGGGCGGAATATCCGATTGTGCAACACGCCACCAACTAAAATTATAATTCTCTCCAAATGTGAAAAAAGAATACTTGTTTGCTAAGTCCTCTATTGAAGCTTGATCGAAATATCTAGATGTTTTTGTAAATTGAATCCAATCATCCTTGAGTGTTTTTTGATTGGTCCATAACATACCCCCATTATAATACCCATATAAATCAGTATCTCTCTTCTTAATATAATGGGGTGATAAACCAAGTTGTTTTGATTTATCTATATCATCTATCGTGTCTAATACAATCATATCAGCATCTAAAAATAATGTATCTGAGTCTGTTTGTAATGCCAAATCTATTACTTCGGCTTTCATCATTTGGAAATCAGACCAAATGCCTTTTTGTTCCATTTCTCTGCGATTCATACCCGAATATTTGTCTAATTTTACGTGCCATACTATATCTAATTGTATCTTTGGTGTTGATTCATCGATGGCTTTTTTTGTTTTACTGTCCACCAAACAATGCATTTTTTCTCCAGGGTGATATATTGATAAACTTAATAATAAACCAAATAATTCATGGTGGCATGTATAGGTTGATAAACAACAAAAGGAAGAGGGTCTCATTTTAAATATATATTTTAACAAAATTTTAAATATATATTTATGTATTTATAGTTTTTTCCAGTATTCATTCAAATATAACTGAATAATCTCTTTTTTAGATTTCATATTACTGTTAGTCCATAAGCCGAAATATAGCGGCAATATGTCTCCTATATCAATTGCCGA